ATGACCCGACGAAAGACACAACGCCAACCTGTGCCCGCCTTGAGCGAGCGGTTGGGTTCGGACCCTACGACGATCCGCAATGAGTACGCCCGACCTTCCGCGGGGGCGTTGCCGACTCGGGTCCGCGGACTGCCGCCGGTCGAAGAGCGGGCGGACCTGGCCGGTAGCGTGCGATTCGCCTTACAGCGGGGCGACACTCCGGTTGGGCTCGAACTGATCGGCAAATCAGTTTGGCGGATGGTCTATCGGGCAATCTACGCCGACGGGGTGTTCGACCGGGCGGCGCGGTACCGGCTGATCGTGGCGCCGGGGGGGCGAAACGAGGCGGTGCGGATGCTGCAACAGTTGGAGCATGGGTTCGCCGAGCGGATCATTTTGTACGAGGCGGAGACTTTGGCGTGAGAGATGAGGCAGAGGATGGAACCGCGGATGAACGCTGATGAACGCAGATACGAGGACCTCAGTGGGCACGACCTGGACATCTGGGGCGACGGTTCGCGAACGAACGCGACGCCGATCCCGGAAGAGTGGGAAAGGCAGAGAAGAGAAAACGATGAGATTTATTGACCGAAGCGGTTTGTTTTGGCGGGTATGGCGGGCCCTGCAATGCCTGGTGTACGGGCATGACATGCACAAATTTCCAGGGGTCTATCGCCCAGGCCACAACACCCACTTGTGCCGGCGGTGTCTACGGTTCTGGGACGTCCAGGACTGCCAGGCACGCGGAGGGGGTGTGGAGTGACGACAAATGGATGAGCTGAGACGCCTGTTGAGATGGGCACGACGCAACGGACTCTGTATCGAGATTCAATGGGATGGCTGGACGCGCGTACAAGAGCCATCATCTGGGGTCATATCTCGCTATCCGTACAAAGACCTCGCTTCAGGCAAGACCCTCCTGCAAGCCCTGCGCAGCGCCAAGAAGATCCTGGAGGCGAAGAAGAAGCCATCCCTGTCGCTCGACGAAGTTTGGAACCGTTGCCTCGCGATGTGGCGGGATGTCGTGAGAGAGACCAGATTGCAGCCGGAGTCCGATGTGCCGGCCCTAAAGAGAAAGTGGATACAAGAGCATTATCCAGACGACGCGGGAAGGATCTACTGTGATTGCTATTTCTGTGCCTACAGCAGAGAGCATGGCAACAACACCAAGACGTGCGACCGATGCCCCGGCAGGATCGTATCGCCACGGTTCCTGTGCAGCAATGGGACGTATCACTGGCTGGGTAAGCCCGCTGCCTTCCTCCGCGAGTTGGAGCGACTGAACGACAAGAGGTTGGCGGGAAAGAAAATGACATGATGACGATAGAACAGGTTCGGTACTGGCAGCTGTGCGGGGATTGCCTGGAGGTCATGCTATGAACACGCTCTGCGGCAAGACGCTGGCCGAGATAGCCATCGAACGCCTACGTGAGTTTGAGCCAGCCGAAGGATACTACGTGGCCTACAGCGGCGGCAAGGACTCTGACGTCGTCCTGGACCTCGTGCGGCGATCAGGCGTAAAGTACGACGCCCACCACAATCTGACGACCTGCGACCCGCCCGAAGTGGTGCGGCATGTCAAGGAGCAGGCGGATGTGGTGATTGATCGCCCCCCGTACACGATGTGGGAACTGGTGCGGCGGAATCATTCGCCGCCGCGAAGGCAAGCCCGATACTGCTGCCAGGAACTGAAGGAACGTGGAGGGCATGGCCGCATTGTTGTGACAGGCGTCCGCTGGGCCGAGAGTAACCGACGCGCGACCCGCAAGATGGTTGAGTCCTGCTACCGCGACCCAACAAAGCGATACCTCCATCCAATCATCGACTGGACGACAACTGATGTCTGGTCGTACATCTGGAAACGCAAGATCAAGACATGCAGCCTCTACGCCGAAGGCCAAACCAGAGTAGGGTGCGTTCTATGCCCCATGACCCGAAATGTCGAGGAACAGATGGCCCGCTGGCCCCAGATAGCCCGGGCGTGGGAGCGAGCAGTCAAGGCGACCTTCAAGCAAGGGAAAGGGCCATTTAGGACGGCAGAAGAATACTGGCAATGGTGGCTGAATCGCGATGCCCCGAGTGCGAAAAATGAAACACCACTGTTCTTTGAGGACTGACCCCGCCGCCGTCCCCGCCCGCGGGGCCAAGGCCGGCCAGATGGCGCTGTTCCAGGAGAAAACCATGAAACCGAAAACCGAGATGGCCAAAAAACTTGATGAGTTGACCGAGCAGTTCCGCCGGCTCAAAAGCGAATGCGATGGAATCTCTGACAGCTACGTGTCGCTGCGCAGCGAGTACGACGAGCAGGCCAAACAGCTTGCCGCCGCGAACGAACTGCTCTCCAGTATCCGCCAGGAGAACCGCAGACTGGCCATGGCGGTAGCTTCGCAGACCGGGCGAATTGCAGAACTGGAGCGGCAAACCGAGGCATGGTCAGGGTATCATGACGTGGCTGACCTATACGAGGGCCCTGCCAAGCCGGAACTGGAGGGAAAGACGCCATGATCGCGGATATTACCATCATAGCGGCGATGATTTTGATCTGGATCGAATTGTATGAGATCCGTGACGAGCTGCGAAAACGCAGATGACCTACACGGCAACGTGGACCAAATGAAATAGAAAGGGACTGTGTATGGAAACGAAACGGTGGTACGCGAGCAAAACCGTCTGGGCGAGTATGGTCACGGTGTTTCTGAGTGTAATGACCATGTTAGGGATCGGGCGCGTGGGCCCGGTCCAACTCGATCAGGTGGCGGTCGAACAGGACAGCCTGCTGGAGATCATGATGCAGATCGGCCTGGTGGTCAGCGGTTTGGCGGCTCTCTGGGGCCGCGTGACGGCGAAGTCGCAGATCGGCCGAAACCCATGACGGCGGCGGTGACGGCGGTGGCGACGGCGGTGGCGGCCCTGGCGGGCCTGGCGGTGTTGATCTATACGGACCGGCTGACGGCGCGGGCCCGGTGGGAGAAACGCTATGCGGAACTCAACGAGCAATGGGACCGAGCCAAGAAGGCCCACGAGGTGGCTGTGGCCCGCGGCACTGGCGATGCTGTGGCTCTGTACGACCAGTGGCTGCGGGTGGCCAAGGAACTCGGCCGTCATCGTGGTGCCGGACAGCGAGCGGGTTATCTTTCTCGATCCTAACCAGCCGGCGGCGGCGCCCTGGCCGGCGGTGATCCTGTCCCGCGGTCGGTATCTGGAGCTGATCGAGGCGGAAATGATCGTGCAATCGTGGAGAACGGAATGAGCGGGGTCGAGATCACAGACCGACTGGTGAGAGTGCAGGGCAACTCCCAGGACAACTATCTGGAAATGGAGATCGACGACTACTCGCAGGCCCTGGCCCAGGTGCGCGGGCATGGGTCGTTCTGGCTGACCGCAGATCAGTTGGACGCGACGGGCGCGGCGTTGCACACCTTGGCGGTGCGGCTTCGGCGGCGAACGCGAAAGGATGCCGGTGCGGGTGCGGCAAACGAGCGTTGATGGGCTGATCGATCGGTTTGGCAACTGCCGGAGTCTGGGGGCCCAATGGAACCAGAGCCCGATCTTGTACGTGCGGGCACGGCCCGCGGAAAAGGCTGCGGCGTTGGACGCCGCGATTGAGTTTGAAGATCGATTCACCACAGAGACACAGAGGACACAGAGACAACAGGAAGGAGTATATTTGAGCATGGATGCAGAACAGACGAAGGGATCGCCCCTGGATGAACTGGTAGAGATCACCGAACGGATGCGGCGGGACAAGGCCCGTCTGGAGGAGTTGTGCCGGGTATTATTCGGGATCAAGGGCGAGTGTGCGGCAAAGCAGGCTGGGGTTCGCAAGGGCCGGCTCAAGGCGGAGAAACCGCCTGCGAAACGTACGGGGCGGGCCAGTCTGCCGGGGGATCGGGAGTCGTGGAAGAAGGTCGTATGCTCGGTGTGCAAACAGGAGATAGGGTCGCGGGTCTACGAGGGACAGAGATATCCGGTGCTGCACAAAGACCCGAGTCGTCTGGAGACCTGCAAGGGTTCGTTCGCGGTCGCGGAGTTGGCCCAGTGACCGGCCCGAGGACCTGCGAGCGGTGCCGGTGGTGGCGGGCGAGGATCGTGGAGTTCGGGCGCATGGCGACCGTGTGCCACTGTACGAAGGCCCTGGAGCATTACATGATGCAGACCGGCGCGGCGGCGACGTGTGATCAGTGGGCGTCCAAGCGCTCGACCGGGCCGCCGTAGCGGCCGGTTCGAGTCACGGGTCACGGGCGACGAGGCACGGAATGACGGTTCTGCGGACCGCGGCGAGGGCGGGCCGCTTGGGATACAGAGATAGGATATGGCAGCGAGACAACGCAAGGAGGCAGTATCTGGGCCGGGCAAAGAGGGCGACGGACCGCCCTCGCCGGCCTCGGTGACGAGCTGGTCGCTGCACCGGTTCCCGTGGCCGGCCAAGCCTGCGCAGCGGTTCTGCCTGGCCTCGCCCTGGCTGGCGGTGGTCAATGCGCGGGGTCCCTGGGGCGTGTGGCAGCATTTTCGGCGGGAGCCCGCCTGGCTGCCCCTGTGCGACTCGCTGTGGCGAAAGCCCTGGTTCGCCGGGGCGACGCCGGCGGTGCAGATGGGCATGATCAACGTCTGGCGGATGATGGCCAAGGCGGACTACTGGGGCGTGGAGTGGGGCGAGCCGACGCGGCTGTGTTTTCAGTGGGGACTCGATCCGGAGACGCTCAACGCCACGCTGTCGGCGATGCTGGAGGCCGGGGCCCTGGTGTACCTGACGCATGCGGAGAAGCTGGCGATGGAAGCCTGGAAGCCCGGCGGCCGGAAACCGGCGGGGCACGAGTCACGAGTCACGAGCGACGGGTTAGGGGAAAGAGAGGGGACAAAGGGGGGGACTATAGGGGGGGATTCCAGGGGTGAGTATGGGGTCCAGGTTTCAGACAGAGACAGCAGAGAGAAGACAGGGATAGCGACAGGGACAGGGGACAGGCGACAGCCCACAGGCAAGCATGCGCGCGCGCTTTGGTCAGGTTCCAGAGATTGTCCGGGCAGCGAGACGACAGCGACAGGGACAGGGACAGCCGACAGGCACAGCGACAGGGACAGGGACAGCCGACACCCACAGCGACAGGGACACCCACAGGGACAGGGACAGGGCACAGGGCACAGGGACAGCCCCACAGAACCTGCCAACCTGCCTGATTCTGACCAGGGGAGCGGCGACCGTGCCGCCGGGCGCAACAGCCGCTCCCCGTCAGCTTTCGCCGACGACGCCGGCAGGCTGGGGGACTTCCTGCACTGGAGCGATCCTCTGGCGATGGACTTCGCCCGGAAAATGTTCCGGGCGGTCCTGGGCCGGGAGGCCCCGGCGGATGCCACCACGGCCTCTAGGAGCGATCGGAGCGTGCTGGGGGCCTGGGCATCGGCCTGGGTCAAGAAATTCAGCCACAGGCTCAATCCGGGCCAATTTGGGGCATTCTGTGAGCGGGCCGAACGGGACGTAGCCAGGAAACGCGGCAAGGCCGGGGTGCGGAACCTCGGCGCCGTGGCGATGGACAAGATCGTGCCGGGGATCGTGCGGAGCCTGGCGAAGGAGAAATCATGACAGCGAAACGCAAAGCAAGCGGCAAGCGGCCGGCGGCGAAGCCCGCCAGGGCGGTCAAGCGGCCACGGGCCACGGGCTACGGGTCACGGGCCACGAATCGAATCCCTGCGGAACTGGGAAAAGGCCCGAAACGGGGCGATGTCGGCTACGGCAGGCCGCCTGTGGAGCATCAGTTTGCACCCGGAGTTTCGGGCAATCCGGCGGGCACGCCGGCGGCGCGGGCGAACCTGTGGCGGCATATCTGCAAGTTCCTGGAGGCCGGGGAGGATGAGGCCCGGCGGGTCCAGCAGGACAAGAGCGAATCTCTGGCCCGGCGGATCGCGGCCAAGCAGGCCTTACAGCTTTTGAAGAAGGGCCTGGGCGGCGTGGCGCTTCAAGCGACGATGCGGATGTGGGACCGCGATGAAGGCCGGCCGGTGGCCCATGTGGTGATGGAGTCGGCGGAGGTCCTGTCGCCCGAGGAGTGTGAGGAGATCCGCCAGGCGATGAGGGTTCACCACAGAGTCACAGAGGACACAGAGAAAACAGGCTGATGGTGACGGACCGAGCGATTGCGATGATCGGCAGGAAGATCCTGGCGTATCGGGCGCTGCCCGAGGCGGGCCGGTTCCACGCTTCGCAGGCGAAGTACCGCTGGTTCTTTGGCGGCAACCGGTCGGGCAAGTCGGAATCGAACATCGGATACGATCTGTGCTCCTTTGCTTTAAGCGTGCATCCCTGGCGACGGACGCCGGCGGGGGCGGTGATCTGGGCGATCGCGCCGACCTGGGACATGGTGGGCAAGATCCTCTGGCAGGAGAAGATCAAGGCCTATCTGCCGATGCGGCGGCTCAAGGGGATCGTCTGGCACAACAAGGGGGCCGATATCCCGAAAGAGCTTCTGATTGACAACGGGACGCGGATCGAGTTCAAGGCATTCGAGCAGGGACGCGTGGCCTTCCAGGGCCGGTCGGTCGATGGGATCTACTGCGACGAGCAGTGTGAGCACGACTCAGCCTCGATCATGGACGAACTCGTGATGCGTCTGGCGGACCGAAACGGGTTCTTTGCCTGGTCGGCGACTCCGCTGATCGCGCAGGACTGGATGGAGAAGCGAGAGCGAGATCCGGGGCCGCAGGACGCGGTCTTCCATGCGGACCTCAACGACAACCGAAAGAGCCGCGGCGGGTACATCGCCGACGAGGAGATCGACGCGTTGATCGCGGTCTGGCCCGAAGAGGTCCAGGCGACGCGTATCAAGGGGTACTTCGCGGCGTTCCTGGGTGCGGTGTACAAGACGTTCCGCCGCGACGTCCACGTGTGCGAGGTCGAGTTGCCGGCGGACGCCCAGCACTATCAGGGGATCGACCTGGGCTTCAACAATCCGTTCGTCTGCCTCTGTGCCGCCCGGTACGGGGCGGACCGCCGGTGGCACGTCTACGCGGAGCACTACCAGGCGAGGGAGTCTCTGGCCTGGCATGCCGCGAAGATCCGGGCGATGACCGGCCGGACCCGGATCATCGCACGCTGGGCCGACCACGACGCACAGGACATCTACGAGCTGCGGCAGCTGGGGATCGAGACGCTGCCGGCGAAAAAGGATGTTCGCCTGGGGATCGAACTGGTCCAGGCCAAGCTCAAGGTTCAGGCCGACGGCCGGCCTCAACTGACGATCGATCCCGGCTGCCGCAACACCATTCGCGAGATGATCGCGTACCGATGGCGGGAGGGAACCGAGACGCGGGACCCTCGCGACGAGCCCGAGAAACAGAACGACCACTGCCCCGACGCCCTGCGGTACCTGTTGTACAGCACGGAAGGGGCGGGATACTTCCACAGATGAAAGGTAGCAGGTTATGAGGACATCAGAAGAGCGTGCCCTCTGTGGCGAAAGGATTTGCGATGATGCCCAGTGAAATGCACTTTCCGGTCGAGATGGACGTCAAGTACTCGCGGATCTTTGCCGGGGCGATGTGGCCGGGCGTGCGGCCGGGCTGGGTGGTGGTGGTCGGCGAGCATGCGACCGAGCATATCGCCGGCCGCCCCTGCCTGGACGTGCTCGATGCGGCGGACTCGCCGCGTCTGGACCGGCTCGTGGCCCTGCTGGCGGCCCTGCGGGACTTCTTTCATCCCGAACGCGTCCTGGCCGACGCGAGGAACGCCGCGGCGATGACGATCTGCCATGAGTACGTCGGCCGGGGCCTCCGCGTGGAGCATTCGGGCCTGTGCGAGCTGCGGGGCCCGATGGCGTACGTGATGCCGCTCTTGCAGCGGATCTACAGCGGGCCCGGCTCGTGGGGCGATCGGCTGCGGGTGCCGCCGACGTCGGCCCTGGCGGGCGAAATGCTGGTGGTGCCGGCCAACGAAGACCCGGCCGACCTGAAACTCCAAGACTATCCGGCGGTGGCGGCTTTGGCGTTTGCGGCGCTGGGGCTGGAGTTGTCCCGCCGGGACGCGGCCGAGCGGTTGCCGGAGGAGACTCGAAGATGACGCCACGACAGATCGTGCACGTGCGGACGGAAGCCCGATGCGACTGCGAGCGGCTGGGGTCTTGCGTGACGCTGACGCTGGCATGCGGGCACGTCAAGCGGATGAAGGCCTCGCGGGCCCCGATCGGAAAGACCCACTGCCCGCAGTGCGAGCAGCAGCGACAGGCGAAAGGACTCGCAAGCGATGACCCGAAGTGACCGACGGGAACAACTGGGGCCGGTGATCGGGAGGATGCCGGAGTGGAAAGCGCGGATGCAGATGTCGTACGAGCGGTTCGCCGATCCCGCCCGCTGGCGGCAGACGGCCGCGGATCTCGGAATCACGGTCCGCGAACTCCAGGTGGCCCTCCTGATGGTCAAGGGACTGTCTTTGGGCGAGATCGGCAAGGCCCTCGGGATCAGCAAGGGGACGGTGCAGACCTACAACCAGCGGCTGCACCATCGACTGCGGGTGCGGAACCGCGGTGAGTTGGTCTCGACGATCGTCCTGGCCTCCGGAATCCTGCTGCCTGCCAATTCAAAAGAGTATCCCTAATTATATACAGGCACACGCGGTTTCACGCGGGAAAACCACGTTTTGACACATTTAGGCCCTCGAATCTTCGCTGCCGGTCTACGCTTGAGGCATGGCTGAAAACATCTTTCAGAAATGGATCCGGGCCAGTCCGCTGATCAAGGACCAGGGCTGGGCCGGATTCGCGAAATACTGGGTGACCAGTACGGCGCCGACGAAGGCCCCCAAACCCATCGGACCGACCGATACGGAGGTCCTGGCCAGTGACGACCGGCTCCGCCGGGCGTTGACGGCCCATGCCAGGGGCTCCGGGGGTTCGAGCATGCTGGGCGGCGGGCGGTCGGGCCAGACGTCGAAACTGCATCTTCCCTCTCTGGTGGGGATCTGACGCATGATCGATCCGAAACTGCTGCTGGCCCGCTGGAATACGCTGGACGCCGCCCGATCGACGGTCAAGAGCCTGGTTCAGGAGGTGATGGAATACTGCCTGCCGCGGCGTGCGACGGTGATGGTCCAGCGGACCGAGGGCCAGAACCTCCACAAGGATCTGACCGATTCGACGGCGGAGATGTCGACCGAGCGCGGAGCCAGTGGCCTGTACGGGGCGATGTGTCCATCGGACCGGGCGTGGTTCATGCTGACGCCGCCGATCGAATACGGCCGCCTGGCGGGCGAGTTCGGCCGCGACATGCTGGGCGTCTCGGAGACGATGAGGGACCACGTGAGCCGCAGCAACTACGCGGAGGCGGCTTACGAGGGGTTTTTGGATTTGATGACGGCCGGAGTGGCCTCCGTCGAGGTCAATCGCGGGTTGGACTCGCTGTTCGAGTACACGGCGTATCCGTTCGAGCAGGTGACGTTCGAGGAGGGCAGCCGGGGCCGTGTCGACGCAGTGTACCGGCGGTTTGGCTGGTCCGCCCGTCAGATCGTCCAGGAGTTCGGGGCGGGCGAGGCGGCCGTCGGCAAGACGATCTGGGACGCCTACAGCGACAATGACGGCCGGGACCGGGAGAAGATCTTCGAGGTCCTGCACGCGGCGGTGCCGCGGAACGACTACGCGGGCGGCCGACTGGACGCCAGGAATATGCCCGTGGCCTCGGTCTGGGTCGCGGTGATGGACGCCAAAGTGCTCCGCGAGAGCGGATGGCCGCAGTTGCGGTACCTTGTCTGCCGGTGGGTGAAGGCCGCCGGCGAAAAGCACGGGCGGTCGCCGGCGATGACCTGTCTGCCCGATATCAAGATGGTCAACCAGATCGAGCGGGCGATTATCGAGGGTGCCGAGCAGGTCGTCCGGCCTCCGATCCTCAATCCCGACGGCGCCGGCCTGATCAGCAACAGCCGCGACGCCAACGGCAAGCCGGTCATTCTCTTTCGGCCGGGTTCCATCCTCAACTACCGCGTGAACTTCGTCGCTCCGTCGGTCAAACCGGAACCTTTCAGTACCGGCGCCCGCGTCGATTTCGGGCTGGAATACGCCGAGAGCAAACGGCGGATCATCCGGGCGGCGATGTTCAACGATCTGTTCATGGTCCTGATGGACCAGACGCATGCCAAGACCGCCACGGAGGTCCGCGCGATCCTGCACGACCAGATGAGGCTCCTGGGTCCGCAGTTCGGGCGGATGAAGGTCGAGTTCTTCGACGCCTTGATCCGGATCAACCTGTCGATCATGAGCGAGGCGCCGCACCTGCTGGGCGGGATTCCGCTGGATCTGCTGAACCTGGCCAATATCCGGTACACCAGTACGCTGGCCCTGGCGATGGAATATGCCGAGATGACGGCGATGCAGGACGCGATGGTGTTCCTCTCGCCCTTTGCCGAGATCGATCCGACCGTCTGGGACAATTTCAGTTTCGACGAGATCAGCCGCGGGATCGCCGAGAAGATGGCCCTGCCGCCCCGCTGGCTCAAGCCCCGGGACGAAGTCCGGGCCCTTCGGGAGGCCCGCATGCAGGTCCAGGCCCAGCAGATGCAGCAGGCGATGGCGATGCAGCAGGCCGAACAGATGGCCCGCGTGACGCAAAAGCCCGAGCCCGGCTCGCCGGCCGAGGCCGTGATGCGGGGTGTGGCATGACCGCCTTGGGCTTGACGCAGGCCTCCGACGAGACCCTGCGGGCGTATCGGGAGTTCGCGGCGTGCGGCCTGATGGCCCAGACGATCCTGACGGATTTGGAATCGCAGATTCCGGGCGACTTCTGCCCGGACAATCAGTATGTGACGGCCCATAACCTCGGTCAGTTGCGGATGCTCCAGATCATCGGGCTCCGCCTGGCCGAGTCGCAGGCGAATCGAACCTTGTTACCGGAGCATGTCAGTCATGGCCAAGATCAATGAACCCACGACGGTAGTCACCCAACGGGACCGCGAGGTGTCGCGGCAGCTGGCGCAGGAGGCCGCTGAGGTGGCGACACGGCAGATGCAGGAGCGGACCACGATCGCCAAAGCCAAGGGCCTGCTGTCTGTCCTGGCGGCGATCCAGCCCAATGCGCCCGGGTACGGGCCTGTATACACCTTGCAGCGGCTGGGCCAGCGGGGCAAGCTGACCGCCGAGGACATCGAGAGGGCCCGCCGATGCGTCAACGATTGCGTGGGCGACCCGCCCCGGCCGCCGACGGTGGCCGAGTGCCTGGAGGCCCTGTCGCCTCTGGCGAGCCTGCCGCGGGACTATCTGAACGAAAACAAAACGGCCGTGCAATTCGCCTTCCCGGACGGAAACGGCAAGAGCGTAGAAGTCACGACCGAGCAGATCGAAGCGGCCGACCGCCTCCGTGCGGCCGGCGGCCTGTAACGTGACCGGACGACGATGACGAGAGAGTATGACTGAGAACCCGAACATTCCGGTAATTCCTGCTGGGCCGGGTCCCGTGCCGGCGCCGGCTTCGCCGGGTCCCATGACGATCAGTATCGACGGGCTGGACGCTGAGCTCAGAAGCAATAAGACGATCGCCGGCCTGGCGGGCCAGCCCGTGCACAAGGCTCTGAAGATGCTGGCCGATGCCGAGGCGATGGTCGGCCGCAAGGGCGCGATCCTGCCCAAAGGACCCGACGACAAGGAGGGTCTGGCCGCGTTTCGCAAGGCGATTGGCGTTCCGGACTCGCCGGACAAGTACCCGGCCGTGAAGATGCCCGACGGCCTGACGGTCGATGAGGCGACGGACAAGCAGTTCCGCGCCTGGGCCGCGGAACTGGGCTGGACTCCCGACCAGTTTACCGGATTTGCGGAGCGGGTCGCGGCCTGGAATGTCGCGACGCAGCGCCAGCAGCAGCAGGAGCGGCAGGCCGCCCTGGATGCGGCGAAAGCGGCTTTGAAAACGGAGTTGGGCCCGGCGTACGAGGCCCAGGTGCAACGGGCCAACACGGCGGCGGCGGCCTTCGCCGACGAGAAGGACCTGGCGGCCTTGACGGAAGCGGGCCTGCTCGAACATCCGGCCTTCCTCAAGCTGATGGCCAAGGTCGGCCAGGCGGTCGCTCCGGACCGGTTGACCCAACAGAAGGGCGGGTCGGTGGACGGCTCCGGCATCCAGAGCAAGATCGACGAGCTGATGCGGTCGCCGGCGTACCTGAGCGAACGCGGTCCGGCGCACGATCGCGTGCTCGATGAGTTGATGAGACTGCGGAACCAGTTGACCGCAGCGAAAAAGTAATACCGTCCGCAAGGCCGGGGAGCCTTACCGGTCCGGCCGAACGTGGACACCGCAAATGCGGGCAGCCTCGGGCATCTCCGGGGTCCGCAGCCGGGCGCGGAGAAACGCAAAACGGTAGGGTCCGTTTCGCAGGCGTGACGAGTCTGAAGTCGCGCGGGCGATCGGGGAGCTCTCCAGAGTCGGCCCATCATGGGCCGGTAACCACGAACGCGTGTTTGCAAAATGGAGAGTTCTCCGATGTCGTATACCGTAACCCAAGCGATGATCGACCAGTTTTCCGCGGCGGTCATCATGCTCAGCCAGCAGAAGGACTCCCGCCTGCAGAAGGCCTGCCAGGTGGCCTCTGTGGTGGGAAAATCGTTTTACGCCGAACGGCTCGGCACGGCGGAAATGACCGAGCGGACGGCCCGTCACGCCGACATTCCCCTTTCGGAATTCGAGCACAGCCGGCGCAAAGGCACCATCCATGACATGGTCAGCCGGCACCTGATCGACCGGGCCGACACCGAGAAGCTGATCATCGATCCTCAGGGCAAGTACGTCCAGAACTGCGTGGCCGCGGCCAATCGCGCCAAGGACATGTGGATCATCAACGCCCTGGGCGGCATCGCCCACGCCGGCGAGGCCGGCGGCACCAGCGTCAACAACTACGACGCCGGCGAATGCCGCGTGGTCAAATCCGACGGCACCGTGGCCACCGCGGGTTCCGATTCCACCGACGTGACGGCGACGGCGCTGACCTACGCCAAGGTCGTCACCCTCAAGAACCTCCTGGACGCCGCCGAGATCGACCCCGACCGTCGCCGGTACCTGGTGACCAACAGCTACAACATCAACGCCCTGCTGGCGGATACGACGCTCAACGGGGAGGAAATGAAGGTGGTCCGCGACATCAAGACCGGCCGGATCGAACAGATCCTGGGCTTCTTCGTGATCCCGATCGAGTACCGGGCCACGGGGACGGGACTGCGATACCACTCGGTGGAGACCGACTGCGTGCGGAGCTACGCGTTTGCTGAGGGTGCTGTGACGTTCGGCATCGGCGGCGACGTCCGCACCGTGATCGAGCGCGTGCCCGAAAAGGACGCCGATCAGGTGCTCTGCACGCTGGAGGTCGGGGCCGAACGCAACGAAGGGCCCGCCGTCGTGGAAATCGAGCTCAAGGCCGCGGCCTGATGATTGGCCGTGCAGTAACAGTTTGGGATTCCGGCCCTGAAGAGGGCCGGTCAGAAAGGGTTTATTGATGGCTACGAAATACGGCACCAACGCGACCATTCTGGCGTCGCTGACCCCCAGCACGGCTCTCAAGGCCGAGCAGTCCGGGGGCGTTGTGCGGTCGATGACCGAAGAGTATACCGGGGCCCGTGTCGCCAGCGGCGACATCATCTATCTGGGCAAGATGCCCAAGGGGGCCATTCCGCTCTTCGGTGTGATCCGGTACAACGGCAGCGACAGCGGTATCCTGAAGATCGGCTACTCCGGCGATACCGACGCGCTGGGCACCACGACGGCGCTGACGACGACCAAAACGCAGGTGCTCTACCCCGCCCGGGAACAGATCAACGAGCCCCTGGCGGCCGACACCGACATTTACGCCACGATGGGCACCAGTTCCGCCCATGCCCTGGCCAGCACCGACACGGTGGACATCCACTATCTGTACGCGAAGGAATAAGATGGACAAGCTGCTCGTCGTGCTCCCGGCGCCCCGGCACCCTCTAGTGGACGGCCGCGTAACGCTCTGGCTGGCGGCCCTGTGCCGCCGGTACTCGAACGTTGATGTGGCCAACCCCTGCGGGGACAGCTGCGACGCCAACCGCAACGCGGCGATCGCCGCGGCCCTGGCCCGGGAGCCCGGCGTGCGGCACTTCTTCTTCCTGGACTCCGATACCGTGCCGCCGCCCGACGCGGTGGAGCGGCTGCTGGCCCTAAGGGCGCCGGTGGCCTGCGGTGTGACTCCGATCCGCCGGCGCGGGGCGAGATTCTGGAACATCCGCGCCGACGCCCCCGGCGACTGGTGGCCCAGGGATGTGCCGTTGCCTGCCAGGCCTTTCCCGGTCCGGCACGTCGGCGGTACGACCGTTTTGGTCGAACGCGGCGTCTTGGACCATCTGGGCTATCCCTGGTTCTTCCGGGAATACGTGGACCGGCCTGCCAGCGACCTGGAGTACGTCAAGCGGTCCGGGGACGTGTATTTCTCCGATCGCGTGCACGAGTGCGGCTATCGGATCCTGTGCGATCCGAGCGTGCGGTGCCACCATTACAAGGTGACCGACCTACTCGAAGATGACGCAGAGAGCCTTTCGTCTGTGGGGCCGGCGGCGGCAGGTCCTCCGTCGCCGCCGGCCCATCCCGGCGAGCCGCGCCGGGGTGAGTATGAGCGGCTCTGTGACGAGATCCAGCGTTTGTCCGAGCAAGGGAAAGTTCTATGACGATCACCCGAACGATTCTTCTCTGTGTCCTCTGTGCCTCCGTGGTGGTCCCTGCGGCTTTCGCCTCGGTCGCCATGAACGGCGGCACGATTACGATCACGGACGACGCGGTCCTGTCCATCGGGTCGTCCGAGGCGTGGACGCTGTCGATGTGGGTCAAGCCGGGCGGGGCGTCAACGAGTTGGCGGAATCTCTTTTTGTGGCGTGCCGGGACGGATTCGGGCGATGCAGCCCTGCGTCTGGCGATTCAGGGCAGCGGAACCTGGCCGCCCAGTTGCCTGTACGGCCACTTCCCAACGAACGGAACCCCCCACGTCGATGACAAGAAAGCGTACACCGGAAACGAAACCGGCTGGTGCCGCGTGACGATGAGTCGCGGCGATGATCTGAAGATTCGTCTCTACTCGTACAAGCAGGGCGGATCGGAGATTCTCGCGTACACGTCTGCGAGCACGTACACGCAGGCCCTGAATGTGGCAGCAAACTTGGTCCTCGGTGGCTCTACGTTCAATGGCAAGCTCGCGGAAGTCGCCTTCTGGAAGCGGGAGTTGTCGAGTGCAGAACGTGCGGCTCTGGACGCCGGGGGTTTGCCGGGTGCCGCAACGGGCGGGGCTCCGGATTGGAACCTGCCGCTGTTCGACGACTACAGCGTCGAGACGGACAATCTGACGGTCTCCGACACCAGCACGACCAGCCTCGACGGTCCCGACCATCCGATTGACCGGGGCGATACGGCTCCTTTTGCAGTCACGATGGTCTGGCCTAAGACCGGGGACACGGTCAACTATCAGACCCGGATCATGTGGACCAAGACTCCGGCCGATGCGACGCAGGAGCAGACGTTCGACGTCTACATCGGCAAGACCAGTCCGCCAGGCACGAAGATTGGGGATGCGATCAGCGTGCTCTACTGCGACACGGAAGCCTTGGATGAAAACTCGACATACTACGTCCGCGTGGACGCGACCACGGCTGGCGGAACCACGGCTGGGGCGATTCAGCAGTTTTCCACCTTCAACTTCCCGGACCACACGTACTTCGTGACGCCAGGCGGCACAGGGAATGGAGCGACTCCTGCTACTGCGATGGGCTGGAGTGGAATTGGTGACACTGAGTCCGATGCCGCGATCATTCTCATCAGTCCGGACGCGACGATCTTCTATCCCTACGAAAGCGCCCATCCGAATCCGTACGTCGAATGGCCAGACAGAGCCTACTACACAAAGACGTTGACGGAGTTTGCGATTACCCGCACGTTCCAGGACTATCGGCGGGTGTTTCGCTTTATCGACGGGTCGTATGCCACCGTCGGCAAGACGGTCATCGTTTCATACGATCCGCCGTTCGGCTACAGTGCCAGCGCGTTCCCGGACGGCGGGGCCGTGGGCCGGGTGATAAACGGCATGATGGTCAATCCGACGGGGACTGGTTCGGGTCTGGACGCACAGGTTGCGTCCGGCTGGGTTGCCTCGGCGTTCTCCGCGGCGGCCAACCGGGGCGACGAGTTGCCGTTCATGGTGGACACGTTCCCGTCGTCGGTTCTGAACTGCTACTCGATGGACTACGCGACCGACCCCGAACCCAAAGTCGAGTTTCGCTATTCCATGCGGTCTGTGTCCGTGTTGACTGTGGTTGAAACGGCACTGGCGAACAATACGTGGTTTCGACCGCCGTATCGAGCGTACACCGGCCGAGCGGTGGAGTACCAGTGGTCGGATGTCGTGACGGCCCGCATTCCGCAAGTTGCACTGGGGGGCACGAGGCAGTTGCTCAGTAGCGCAGGCGAGACGAGGTCGCTCAAAACAGAGTCGTTCACGTCGCTAGAGCGAATCGTCACCAGACCAACTATGGAGCTTGCCACGGTGGACGCTGGATCGCGGTGTCATGCCTGGGATGCCTCGGAATTGTACGCGGGCAATTGGGCGAAAGAAAACGGTGATGCGTATCTCGCACTGTTCGATAGCGACATCGGGACGCTGGAGCAGAAGCGCCGGCTGCTGATCGGCTGCATTCAGAGGGGGCTGGACCTGTGGGCGGTGTGCAAACAGGGTCAATCGCTGTGGTGGAAGGCGTCCGGCGGGAACACGCACGGTCGATACTGGCCGATCCTGTTCGCGGGGATCGTGCTGGACGACGCCGAGATGGTCAACTTCGGGCTGGCCACCAACCAGGACATAGACGACAACTGGAATTTGCCGAACGGGTTCCAGTTCGACGAGAATGCACAAACCTTCCGCATCACGAGCAACTTCCTGGGCAGCGGGGACACCTTCTGGGACAGCCAGCCGTATAGGGTGCGGGCTTATCCTACGCTCAGGGACAACACCGGCACGGTGAGTGTGACTCAGAACTCCTCTACGGTGATTGGAGAGGCGGGCGAAACCTGGGGTGGCGCGGTCGCGGGGGATCGGTTCATCACGACGCAGACTATTTTCGGTACTCTGCGAGTCCTCGACGAGGTTCGCGGGTACAGCACGACGGCCGTGGCGTACACGATTCAATCGGCGTCCACGTCCGGCACGCCGACGCTGACGCTGACCTCGCCCTATCAGGGCAACACCGCAACCGGCGTTTCGTTCATTATCGGGAATCATCTGTACTTAGGGCGGCAGTATAAAGTTAGTGATTATGCCGACTACCATGAGTTTGACGAAAGCTGGGAAGGCGTGTCGTACTGGTGCGAAAATCCGCTGGCAGCTAATCCGCCGTATTCGTGGCAGTGGGCAATCTCAAACCCAACGTATCTGTATGGTGGATATCATGGGATCGTGACATCGAGCATGATCGGGTTTGCCGTGTGTCCTGTGATTATGCACCAGAACGGAGGCTTTCCGGCTGTGACTTCTTGGAACAGCCCGCAATTCTTCGAATACTTCGATTGGTGCCGCACGAACGTGGGATCTGGCAACTGGGGCAACTACACTTCCGGGTACGCCAAGGGCGTGATCCTGAGCAACAAGTGGGTCTATCCACCCACATACGAATACGACCCCGCCCCGACGGTGACGAAGGCGACAACGCCAACCCCGGCAGATGACGCTACGGGCGTGGCTCTCGGGCAGGTCTTATCCTGGACGCCGGGACAACATGCGACGCGACATAAAGTCTACTTCGGGACCGTCAGTGAGAATCTGAGTCTGGCGGCAGGTCCGCAGACGCTGCTGACCTTTACGCCTGTGACTGAATACAGCACGACCTATTACTGGCGAGTGGACGAACTCGACGACGGCGACCAGGAAATTACCGGCGACGAGTGGAGCTTCACGACTCGGGCGGCTCCGGCCTCCAAAAAGATCGGGCTGAAGAAGAGTGAGTGACATGAAGAGACTGGCGATCTGCATTCTATTGGTTCTGCTAACCTGGCCTGCGTGGGGCCAAAGTATCGACGATTGGTATGTCGATACGGACGTCTCCGGCGGCGATGCGGACGGACGCGATTGGGCTAACGCCTACTCCAGCGTGGACGCCGCTGTGGACGCCAAAGCCGCAGACCTTGTTACGGCTACGAAGATCGTCCGAATCAATGTCCGAGGTTCGACCAACGCGGACACGACCCGCCTGGCCACATCGGGCTACACCACGAACGCAACCTATTACCTGTGGATCAAAGTGGATTCCGAGGACCGTCACGCGGGTGTCTGGTCCACGAGCAAATACCGCCTCGTCGCCAGCGTCGGCAACGACGAACTTGTGGATACCCTTCCCAATTACACGGTCCTGGAAGGGATGCAGATCCACAACACCAGCGGAACCGGAAGCCGCTGCGTGAACACCGGCGGGATTGTCTATCTGAAGGAGTGTATTATCCGTGGGGGTGAACTCTACGGGCTTCTGTTAAGCAGCAGCAGCCGCGCCATGAACTGCCTGTTCTACGGCTCGTCCGGCCCCGGAGCGCAAACGAACACTTCCAACAGCGGACTGTTCGTCAACTGCACATCCGTCAACAATGGAACCTACGGCTTTTACGCTGGCAGCTTCCAGACTCTTACTGCGATCAACTGCTATGCCGGGGGCAACAGTACGGCAGATTGGGGCAAGGGCGGCACGCTCTCCCTGACCAACTGCTATTCCGCCGATGCGAGCCAATCCACGTCGCAGGTGGCCTTCGATACAAGTTGCTTCGGGAATGTGACCAAGGGTAGCGAGAACCTGCATCTGGTTTCCGGCAGCGGACTGATCGGGCAGGGTTCATCTACGGCGTCTACCTACATCTCCATCGACATCGATGGTCAGGCCCGTCCCCAGGGCGGGACGTGGGATGTCGGGGCGGATGAGTATTTCGAAGAACAAACCACAGGGTTCATGCGGTCCGTATTAGGCGGGTCGGTGGTCAGATAAGGAGATTCATTATGTCGAAAACATGTTGGGCCGCCGTCCTTGCCTTGGGGCTGTCCGTCCCCGCGGCTGCCGAGTATCTGGGCTCGTGGAGAATCGACGATTACGTCGGAATCCCGGCCACGACGCATCGGTTCTCCACGGGCGCGGCCTACGCGCCGTCGGCCCTGACGTATTCGATCTACGAGGACGGCTCCACAACGGGCATCGACGAGGACGTGGCCATTACGGTGGGCTCCCCATTTGACGCCATCACCGGCTGCTACTACGTGAGGCGGCAACTGACCACAGCCGCCGGGTTCGAGAAGGGCAAGAACTACGTCGTAGTGGTCAAGGCCACGGTGGACAGCATCGCTGGGGTGGCTGTGCACACGTTCCAGATCCAGGCTGAAGTGGATGCGAGGTCTGTCTCGGCGACGAATGTGTCGGCCAACGTGGCGCAGTGGAAGGGATCGACCGCGCCGGACATGACCGGCGATGCTTTTGCCCGGCTCGGGGCCCCGGCTGGTGCCAGCGTCAGTGCGGACATCGCCACCGTGAAAGGATACGTCGATACCGAAGTCGCCGCAATCAAGGCCAAAACGGATAATCTCCCGGCCTCCCCCGCAGCGGTCGGGAGCCAGATGGATTTCGTCAACGCTCCGAACGCCACAGCCGTTGCCGCAATTCAGAGCGGGCTGGCCACGGCTTCGGCATTGAGCACGGTCGCCGGGTACGTGGACACCGAAGTGGCGGCGGTCAAGGCGGTCACGGACAAACTCGACACGGCGGTGGAGCTCGACGGGGCGGTCTATCGGTTCACGGCGAACGCTGTCGAACAGGTCTCGCTCGGCGAAGACGCCATGACCGAGGAGGAGTTCAACGCCCTGTTGCTCGCCTATTGGAACCCGGCGTCGGACCCGGTGATCTTGACATCGGATTACGACCATGCCAAAACCGCGGCGCAGGCCGGGGATGCGATGGATCTGGTCGGGGCTCCCAACGCCACGGCGATCGCCGCGATCCAGAGCGGATTGCCCGCCGCCGTGGTGGCGGCCTGGCTGGCGGAAGAAATCGACGGGATTACGATGAACTCGCTGATCGAGGCCCAGATCGCGGATCTGGTCGGCCGCGTGACGGTCAGTGTGGGCGACGAGACGAGAACGTACACGTATTACCGCCAGGACGGGGCGACGGTGGTCATGAGTTTGACGTCGACGCTGCCCTACGGGAACCGGACGACTACGGGAACGATCGTCAGTCCGTGAGGTGAGACGTGCCCCTACGACCCGCGTATGCCGATCCCTTATACCGCCGGCCGGGCCAGATCTGGCTGGAGGCCGACGAACCGGACACCCAGGACGTTTTTGAGGCATTGGATATGGGATACAGCTTGGTGCGAATCTGCAACATGGCGCTCGGGCAGTGCGGAATTACTCGGCAGATCGGGGCGCTGGACTTCGGCCAGAGCGACAACGTGCCGCACGAGGCCCGCATGTGTGCTCTGTATTTTGAACTCGCCTTTCGCGCGGCGGCGCGAGGCCACGACTGGAAGTGCCTGGCCGCCCAGGCGGACATCTCGGGCAATCTCACGACGGCGCCGGCGGCCGGGTTCGCCTATGCGTACTCGCTGCCCTCGGATTATATCGGCGGGCTGCGGCTGCTGAGCAACGTGGAATATACCAAGGTCGGTCGCCATGTCCAGACCGACGCCACGAGCGTCCAGATCGAGTATATCCGGTACACGCTCGACACGGATCTCTATGACGACCTTTTCGTGGAGGCGCTCGTCAAACGTCTGGCGGCGTACCTGGCCCCGGCCCTCTGCGGGGAGGGCGCCGTCGCCATTGCCGACGCGTTGGTCCAGTGGCATGAGCGGATCTCCCTGCCTCAGGCGAGGATGGCCGATGCCATGGAGCAGTCGGCGCCGGGCATCGTCAGCGATACGTGGAGGAATGCGCGATTATGAACACGATGAGGCTTGGGTGCATGGTCTTCCTCTGGATCGCATCGGCGGTTCTGGCCCAGACGCTGCCGGTCATGCAGTCGAACTTTACCGGCGGGGAGCTGTCGCCCCTGGCGGTGGCCCGCGTGGACGCGGAACGGTATTGGACCAGCGCCGCGACCATGGAAAACCTGATCGCCGTGCCGCAGGGCCCGGCCGTCCGGCGGCCGGGGACCCGGTTCGTAGCGGCCACCGATTCCAACAACGTCGCGAGGCTGATGGGGTTTCGGTATTCCAGCGACGATGTGTACGTGCTGGAGTTCACAGACAATCTGATGCGGGTCTATCGCGAGCACGGCCTGGTGCTCAATGACGATGACTCGATCTACGAGCTGGCCACGCCGTTCGACGCCAACGAGATCGGCCGCCTGCAATGGTGGCAGTCGGCGGACACGGCGTACATCGTCAGCGGGAGCGACTGGCCCCAAAAACTGGTTCAGACCGATCCGAACGACTGGTCGATCGCCGACGCCGAGATCGAGGACGGGCCATTCCTCACGGAGAACCTGACGGCCACGACCCTCGCCGCCTCCGCCACGACGGGCACGGACGTCAATCTCGTCTCGACTGCGGCCTTGTGGTCGGCTGGGCACGTGGGTTCGTACTGGAAGATCCGGGACCTGGTCGGGATACAGACGGTTTCGGCGACGTTTGACGACGTCAACGACGCCACGACGGCCTTGACCTGTCAGTCGGGTGGAAACTTTCAGTGGTCGGTCTCAGGCTCGTTTGTCGGTACGATCGATCTTCAGATCAGTTACGACGAGGGCTCGACTTGGACGGCCTACGCGACGATGATCTCCACGAGCATCGCCTCGACGACCGACGAGGTCTACGACAACGATACCGGGCAGGACGTGCAGGTCCGGGCGTTCTGCACGGCCGACACGAGCGGTTCTGCCAGCGTGCGGCTCTGGGTGCATGCGTACATGCATACCGGAGTGGTGCGGCTGACGGCCGTCTCGGACCCCTGCCATGCCGTCTGCGACGTGGTCCGCGATCTGGCCTCGACCGATGCGACGGTCCGGTGGAGCGAGGGGGCCTGGTCGGGCGTACGCGGGTACCCCCGCGCGATCGCCTCGTATTCCGACCGCCTGGTCCTGGCCTCCACGACGCATCAGCCCTTGACGATCTGGTTTTCCGCCACGGCCGAGTACGAGAGCTTCGACGCGGCCGCCGGCGACGACGCGGATTCCTTCGGGTACACGCTGGGCCGGGCCCAGCAGGACCCGATCCTCTGGCTGACCGCCCAGCGGCGCCGGGGCCTGATCGCGGGCACGACCGGCAGCGTCCTGGAGATCGAGCCGGCGGACAATGCCGCGGGCATCCGGCCGTCCAATCCGCCGACGATCAGCAATACCCTGGCCATTGCCTCGGCCGACGTCGCGCCCGTGGTGGCCGACAATATCCTCCTGGTGCTCCAGCGGGGCGGCGAGAAGGTCCGCGAGGTGCTCTACAGCTACGACGCCGATTCCCTGGTGGCTCCCGATCTGACGCTGTTCAGTGAGCATATCACCGGCTCGGGCGTCTCGGAGATGGCCTGGGCCAATCAGCCGTACCCGATCCTCTGGTGCGCCCGGGCCGACGGCGGCCTGGCCAGTTGCACGTACGACAGGAACTTCCAGACAGTCTCCTGGAGCCGACACGCGCTCGGCGGCTCCGGCGTGGTCGAATCGATCTGCACCGTGCCGGGCGCGACCGAGGACGAACTGTGGCTGTCCGTGCGACGAACCGTGGACGGGTCCACCGTGCGGTACGTCGAGTATCTTGCTCCGTGGGATTTTGGAACGGATCAAAACGACGTGTACTTCGTCGATTGCGGACTGAGCTACGATGCGGCGGCGGCGACGACGTTCAGCGGGCTCGGTCACCTGGAGGGCGAAACGGTCGCGATCTGCGCCGACGGGGCGGCCGACGACGACAGGACCATCTCCGGCGGGAGCGTGACGCTGGACGATGCGGCCTCGGTGGTTGCTGTCGGGCTGCCGTACACTTCGACCCTGACGACGGTCCGATATGACCTGCCCGGCCAGCAGGGCGCTACGTGGCACCGCCGCAAGGCGGTCGGGCAGGTCACCGTGAGTTTCTACCAGACCCTCGGCGCCAAGGTCGGGCCCACGGCGGCCCTGGCGCAGTCTCTCGACTGGTCCCGCGGCGCGTTCGGTGTCCTGACCGGCGGCGCGGCGGCTTTGTTCACCGGGGACAAGGACTGTAGCCTGAGCAGATCTTTCGCCACGGACTCCGCGGCCGTGACGATCGTACAGGCCGAGCCCCTGCCGATGACCGTTCGGGCGATTGTGGCGATTGTGGAGGTTCGATGATGGGGACAAACGGACTCCGCGGCCGTGACGATCGTACAGGCCGAGCCCCTGCCGATGACCGTTCGGGCGATTCTGGCGATTGTGGAGGTTCGATGATGGGGACAAGCGGATCTGGGACCGGGAAAGCCCTCCGTTGGGCCGGCCGCGGCCTGGCGGCCTTCGGGACGATGTACTCGGCCTCACAGCAGGCCAAAAGCTACAAGGAGTCCGCCAGGGCGAAAGAGAAAGAGGCCCTGGCTGTCCGCGAGCGCAACGTCTGGGACCAGATCCGGTTCAACGAGGACACGCGGCGGCTGATCTCGACCCAGCGGGCGACGTACGGCGAGGCCGGCGTGCGGCTGGAAGGGGCCCCGATGGACCTGATCGCCAATTCCAAGGCCGAGCGGGTCCTGGACCGCATGCAGATGGCCACCAACGCCACGTACGAATACCAGAGCCTGCTGGCCGACGCCAGAGAGCTGCGAAAGGCCGCCCACGCGTCCAAGGTTTCCGGCGTGATCGGAGCGTTTTCGAGTTTCTTCTAAGAGTGAGTCTATGATCCCGCAATACGTCAGACAGGTCGCTCCGGACAGGCGAGGCCAGCAGTTGGCCGGACTGGGGGCTCGGGCTCAATCCCAGGTCGGCGCGGTGGTCGGCGGCCTGGGGGCACGGATGACGGCCCGCGGCGAAGAGATGGTCGCCCGCGGCGACGCCCTGGCCGCCTCCAGGGCCTGGCGGCAGATCGACGAATGGCGGATCGGGTACCTGCGGCAGTTGCCCGACCGCCGCAAGGATCTGTCCGCGTCGCAGATCCACCCGGTCAGCGGGACGAACGTCACCGGCTACGAGATGGAACTGGACGCCTTCCCGAACGCGATGGCAGAACAGATGCAAAGGGTATCGCAGGGCCTGTCCGCCTCGGCGCGGGCGCGACTGCAGATGTCCTATGACGACGCCTCGCCGCGATGGGCCCAGGAGGTCGCCACCGTGCTCGACCGCATGGAGATCTCCGACGTGGTGGTCGAGGCCCGCGGCCTGGCGAGAGAGGGCCGGGCGGCGTCGGGTCTGGACCTGGTCGATCTCTACCGGGACCGGCTGGACCCGGACGACTACGAGAAACTCACCGCCGAACTGCGGCTGACCGGCGCCCAGTCGGACCTCCAGGAGATCGCCCGATTCGACGGCTGGGAGAAGGCCCGCCAGACGCTCCAGGACCCGCAGTGGCAGCAGATCTACGGCCTGGACGTGGCGGAGGCGGCGGCCGTGCGGAATCAGTTGGCGGGGTTCGTCGCGGAAGAGGCCGGCATCGCCGAGAGCCGCCAGCGGGCCGTTGTCGAAAAGAACTCCGACGAGTACCTCGTCGCGGCGGAACGGGGCGAAGCGGACCTGGAGGCTGGCCTGGAGGCGGTCCGGCGGAACGAACTGCCGTACGAGGTCTACAGGCAGGCGAGGCAGATCATGGCCGAACCCAGGAGCCAGAACGATCCGGACGTCTACGAGCAACTCGTGGAGATGCAGGACCTGGCGGCCCGCGGCGCGATCCCAGGCGCCGACGTCAAGAGCTTCCTCCGGCAGAACGCTTCGAAGCTGACGCCGGCGACCCGGCAGGCGGCGACGGAGCGGATGGGCAGCCCGTTCAGCATGCAGACGCAGGCCAAAAACGACGCCGTGCAGAGGGCGTACGGGCAGTTCGTGCGCGTGCAAGAGGACGACCCTCTCAAAATCTCGCTGGCCGGCGGGGACATGTCAGCAATACGCGCCGCCGGCGACGCCAGGGCCCAGCAGCTCAACCTGGTCAATATGCTCTCAGACGAGCTGGAGGAGTGGATTCAAAAGAACCCGGACGCCACGAGGGCCGAGATCCTGCGGCAGGGGCGGATGATCCAGGTCCAGATCGGACAGCGGGCGATCGAGGAGCAGGATTCGCTGATCCGCCAGTGGGAGGCGTCGGCCGGCGGGATGCCGGGGCCCGAAGCGGCGGGCGTGGCGGGCAATCTCGGAAACCTCCGAAAGACACAAACCTCTGCGGTTCCACAATCCTCCGCACCGGCGGGACTCGAATCGATCTGGGATCAACTCGATAGCGAGGCGAAAGCCGATGTCATGCGGCTCCTCGCGAGGGGCCGGACGGCAGAAGATATCCTTCGGATCTGGCAGGAGAACCCGTAGTGGCCAAGAACCCATTCCGTGACGTCCTGGAATCCGAAGAGGCCGCCGCCCCCGCGGCGGCGGGGCGAAATCCCTTCCGGCAGCGGGTGCAACAAATCGACGCGGCCGCCTCGACGTTCGATGCAGGCAGGCAGTACGACCGGGATATGAACGTTGCCGTCGAGACGGGACAGCCGATGGCCGTCGTCGAGCCGTTCGGGCCGGAGATTGGCTTCGAGATTCGGACCCTCAAGCGGCTGACGACCGTCGCGGACCCCAGCGACGTGGGGGATCTGCCGCAGGACAGACGGATCGGGCTTCGCGAGCAGATCTCGCGCATGGTGGAGGGCGAGTGGCTCAAGAGGGTGCCCTTCTCGCCGTTGCCGATGCAGGAGGCGGTGGACATCTATGAGGCGTCGCAGCGGGTCAAGACGAACTCCTACGCGGACGTGGCGGAGAAAGAGGTCCGCATGTCGGAGGCCCTGCTCTATCCCGGCTCGGGCCGGGCGGTCAATCCGGAGCCGGGCTTTGCGGCGCAGGAGCGGGCACAGAGACTCAAGACGGTCGAAGACGCCTGGCGGGCCAGGGATGCGGCGAAGATCGAGAAGTACATCCACGAGCGGATCGAACTGGCTGAACGCGGCCAGACGTTCGGGGCCAAGGTCTTCGACGGGGTCTCGTACCTGCCCTCCTGGATGATCGAATTCGCGATGACCGGGGGGATGGCACAGATCGGGTCGGAAGCGGCCCGCGGCGCGGTCCTGAAGACGCTCCAGGGCTACGCCAAAACGGCGGCGGGCCGAACGCTGCTCACGGGCGCCGGGTGGACCGGGGGAGCCATTACGCGTGCGACGCTGGGCCTGCCCCTTCGCGTGGGCGACGAGATTGTCGAACGGAGGATCGACCATATCGCCGTGGGGCCCAACGGAGAGCTTTCGATCGCCACGCCGGCGGAGTCCTGGGCGACCTCCATCCTCAAGGGCTGGGGCTCGGTCGCGATCGAGGCGGGCTCCGAGACCGCCGGGGCGGAGATCCTCAAGCCCCTGGCGAAACTGGGGGCCTCGCAGATCCGGCGGCTTCCCTTCGGATCGCGGCTCTACGACGGGATGAGGCAGGCATACCTGGCAATCCATCCGGAGCCGGGGGCCGCGGCGAACTTCGCGCAGCGGTTCTTCACGCGGGCCGGGTACGATGGGCTTGTGGAGGAACTGGGAGAAGAGCGGGTCGCGACGATCCTGAACGGACTGGTCGGGACGGAGGATTTCGGGGCCGGACCGGACGCCGGACCGCTCGAACGAATCCGGGCGGGGCTCTCGCAGGACCTCCAGCCGGGCAACCTGGCCGTCGAGGCGGCAGTCCTGGCCGTGCCCGGTGCGGCGAAAGCCGCGGCGGGGGCGGCGACGCGGGGGTTCACCACAGAGGCACAGAGGGCACAGAGTCCGGAGGGGGCAGAAAACATCGGGCAAGGTCCGCCTGCGGCGGCGAATGAGGGCGGGCAACCTGCTGGCACAGGGCCCGCCCAGCCCGAAACCTTGACTCAGGCGGCTCCCGCCGGTACAATGGCGGCAATGGCAGAACCCGAAGGGGTGGGCCGCGAGAAACAACTGCCTCCAACCCCAGAGCGGCCTGGAGGGACAATTCGGCCTGAGATTGCAGACCTGCTCGACAAACTGAACCGTAATGTCATTTCCAAGACCTGGGCAAAAAAAGAAGCCAAGAGGCTCGGCCTTCACGACGACTTTCTCGCCGCGCGGGCCGCGTCACGAAAGCCCAAAGAGTCTCCCGAGACTCTTGCCGACAGACGGGAATCGCAAAGACTCGCGGCAGAGAAATTCGACGCGAAAGTCCAACAATACAGAGCCGACAACCCAGATGATGCTACGGTGGTGGCGGCTGATCCTTCCGGACAGTTATATCTGGACATGTTCGGCGAGGAATGGATTGAAAACACACGTCAATGGCGCGAGGGGGTCATTGAGGACGACAAACAGCAGGCCATCAACGAGGCCGAAGACGCAAAGGAACTTGAACGGACCACCGAAGAGCACTATCAGCAGTCTAAGGCGATGGCCGACACGAAGACTGCCGCGACGAAACGGGTGATGGACGTTGCCGAGTCTCTGGGGTGGAAGGTAACGCACGTCAACTGGGGCTATAGTGGGTTTGGCAGTCAGTACGTTCAGATCGAGAGCCCTGACGGCGAGCAAATCAGGACGGTTCGCGTTTCCGATCATGTGGCTCCCATGGGGGCTGGATTCAATCAGGAAAAGCAAGAGTACTACGATCGGCCCGACGCCGACTTTGTGCTCGACGATCCGGGCCAACTGATTGATGAGGCCGAACTTCGCAAAACACTTGAGTCTTTTGACCCCTCCCCGCGCAGCGAAGGCGCGGGTGATCAAGCCCCCGCGGCGTCTGAGCGGGATCCTTTCCAGGGTCCGCAGTACTTCACGTACGAGGACTATGCGGCGAAACTGCCGGGTGATCCGGAGCAACTGCGACAACTGGCCCGAAGCCTGGGGGTCTCGACGGCGGGGACTTCCAGCGAGAATCTCGCTCCCTTTGTCGGCGGGGCCATCGAGGCGTATACCGCCAAGCCCGAGCCAGCCCCCATGATCGAGGGGGAACCGCACCCCGGCGCGATGACGTATCCCCAGTTCTTCGAACGCTATGGGCTGGCGTTGGCGGAGCATCGCAAAAACCCGGAACAAGCCGCCTGGCTGGCCAGGTACGGAAACGAGCAGATCAGCGGGCCCAGGGGCCTGTATCGAGCCCTCCAGGAAGAATGGAGGGCGATCCAGGCTTGGGACTGGTTCTACAAACTGACCGGTCAGGAGCGGCCGGAGGGCGCGGCGACCAGTGCCCCCCCGCCCGCGAGCGACGAGCCACGGGCGACGAGCGACGAAGTTGTCGACTGGCCCCGGACCGAGGCGGAGGCCCGCGAGATCCAGAGCGAGCAGGACTCGATCGACACGCAGGCGGACCTGGCGGAGTTCTTCGGGCAGCCGCCCGCGGCGGACCTGCCGGCCGCGGTTGCGCAGGAGCCGACGCCGGCCGAGGCGGGCTTCATCCGCCGCATGCTGCACAAATTCGGAATCAAGAGTCTCGACGGCTACGAGCCGATCAGCAATAAGGACCTCTCTCGATTCTGGCGGTACGTGCAGCTTCCCTTCGATATCGCCAGATCGTTCCCGCAGTTCGCCCCGGTCTTCGGCGTGCAGAGGGCGAGGGAACTGGCCAAGCAGGTCCTCGATCGGGCGTTCGCCGAGAAGCTCAAGCCGTATTTCGATCTGGACACCAGGGCACAAAAGGCGGTCGACGAACTGCTGATCGCGCAGGAGCAGTATCCGGGCGGCGAGATTGTCGGCAAGCTGCTGGCCCAACTGACGCCCCAGCAGTACGCGGCCTATACGGCGATCCGCGATGGACTCGACGATGCGGCCAGGATACTGGTCGAACGCATGCGGGAACTGGGCGTGCCCGAGGAACGGATCGCCGAGTTCGAGGCCCGGATCGGGTCCTACATCCCGCACAAGTGGTACGGACCCTGGGCTGTCGTGGTCAAAGAGAAGGGCCCGGACGGCAGGACTCGAACGGCGTACATGACGGCGGTCCATACCAAGGACCGGTTCACCGAGCGGGACCGGCTCTTGAAGATGTTCCCCGGCGCGACAGTCGATATCATCCGGCGGACCAAGATGGAGTACGAGACGTTCCAGGACGCCCCGTCCTGGGCCGTGAACAAGATGCTGGACGTGATCGCCGAGCAGGCCGAGAAACAGGCCCAGAAGGCGGGCAAGCCGTACGATCCCTCGACGGCCGACGCGATGCGTCAGGCGTTCAAGGACCTCTATAAGGCCAAGGGCTTCGGGATGCACTTCATCAAGAGGGCCGAGACGCCCGGCTGGACGGCGGATCTCCGCCTGCCGCTGGCCGAATACTTCGCGGGCCTCAGCGGGTTTTTGACGAAGATGGAGGCCGCAATGGCCTTCACCGAGGCGATGGAGGGGATCGATCCGCAGAAGACGCCGAGACTGCACCGGTACGCCAGCGAGTATATCCGGTACGTCATGGGCGATCAGTTCGAGTGGGGCAGACTCAAGAGCGTCATGTACCTCTGGTACCTCTTCGGCAATATCAAGTCCGCCGTGGTCAACGTCAGCGGCAACCTGATGATGGGCTGGCCAGAACTTTCGAAGCGGACGCGATGGAGCGCGGCCAAGCTGATGACCGCCATGGCCGATACCGCGGCGGGCCGGACCTCCCAGGCCGAGCGGGACTTCATCGCGGCCCTGGAGTCGCAGGGCTACCTGGACGCCAAGATGACCAGCGAGATCTCCGCCAGGGGCGGCAACGCGATTCTCCGGATGGCCTGGGGCCCGGTGGGCAAGGCGGCCTCGTTTGCCGACGTGTTCCGGCACATGGAGCGGCTCAACCGCACCAGTATGGCCGTCGCCCTGCACAGGGCCGGCGTGACGGACGTGGCCGAGGCGGCAGGGATCATCGATACGGCCCACTTCCACTACGCCAAGGGCAACCGCCCGCCCCTGATGAGGGGCGGCAAGTCGGCGTTGACGATCTTTCGCTCCTACACGCTCAATCAACTGACCTGGATGAAGAACCAGGCCAAGGCGGGGGAGTGGGGGGCCCTCGGGCGGCATATGCTGGCCTGGACGCTGACGGGTGGACTCAAGGCGATGCCCCTGGCAGGCCTGGCCACGGCGATCTACGTGGGGGCCACGGGCAGGGACCCGGAAGAGGATATGGCCGACCTGATCGGCAAGACCCCGGCGGAGATCCTCATGCGGGGGCTCCCGACCCAGGCGGGCGTCTCCCTGACGGGCTCTGTCGCCATGAGCGACCTGGTTCCCGAGCTCGACCCGGACAAGGACCTCCAGTGGCAGGTCCTCGACTGGATGGGCGGCGTGGTCTCGGACATCCCCGGCCGGTTGAACCGGGTCGGGACGGACCTCAAGAACCGCCAGTACCTGCGGGCCCTGGAGGACGCCTCGCCGGAGGCCCTGCGAAATCCCCTGGCCGCCTGGCGGCTGTACTCCGAGGGCCATACGACCCGGCGGGGCTCGCCGCTGATCGACTTTGAGACGTTCGAGCAGATCCGCCTGAACGGGCTCGATGCGGCGCTCAAGGCGATGGGCTTTCAGCCGGACCAGATCCCGCGGGCCTACGAGAAGCAGAAACTGGCCGAACGGGTCGGGGCCGATCGGGCCGCGATCAAGCAGCAGTGGGTGGACCGGTTTTATTTGGCGCATAAGATCGGAGACATCGAGGGCATGCGCGAGGTGATTGCCGAGCGGGCCGAGCACGAAGCGGCGATGCGGGAGCAAAAACGGCCGCTGCTGGTCGTCAGTGAAAAGGAGATCGCCGAAGGCGTCAAGGGCCGGATGGACCCGGCGAACATGCCCAAGGGCGACACGCTGCGGGCGTATTTGAGCCTGTACCGCAGAGGGGAAAAGAAACAAGAGTAGGACTTCATTGACCGTATTGACCTTATTGACGAGGATACCATGAAAACGATTTTCGCTCTTCTCTGTGTTCTCTGTGCCCTCTGTGGCTCTACTCTGGCCGAGGTGAACTCGACGGTCGATTCCGTCAGTTACAACGGCAACGGCTCGACGGCGACCTTTACCGTGCCGTTCGGGATCTTTTCGACCTCGACGCTTCGCGTGGTGCTCCGGACGACCGCCACGGGGGCCGAGGATGTCCAGGTCTTGAACTCCGACTTTACGGCCACGGACAACGACTCCGATGGGGACTGGTGGGACGGCACGCCGGGCGGGTCGATCACGTTCACTGCGGCCCCGGCCTCGGGGGTCGAGGTCTGGATCTCGCGGGTGCCGCCTCTGACCCAGACCAGCGACATCGACGGCTCGACGTACGTGCGGCTCTCGACGATCGAGGACGCCGTCGACAAGATCGTGACGCAGATCCAGTATTTGCGGGGTCTGTCGTGGCGGGCGCTGATGGCACAGGAGACGGACCGCGAGGTCGTGGATATGAGCCTGCCTGACGGCTGGAGCCTGTCGGCCGGGTATCCCTATTGGGACGGGGACTCCTGGGGCATGAGCTCGACCGACCTGGCCGACACCGCGGCCTCGGCGTTCTGGGGCAACGTCCTGACCGAGACGACCCTGTCGGGCTCGCTGACGGCGATGGGCGGGGCCTCGGCGATCCGGCCCCTGCTGGCGGTCGGGGTGATCAACGTGACCGATGCGCCCTACAACGCCACCGGCGACGGCGTGACGGACGATACGGCGGCGATCCAGGCGGCGATTGACGCGGCCATTGCTGCCGGAGGTGGAACGGTGTTCTTCCCGCCGGGTACGTACCTGGCCGAAGTGACGATGGCGACGACGCCGTATTTGGTGGTCTTTCGTGGCTCCGGTGCCGGCAATACAGTCTGGAAGTCGTCCACGGCGGACACGGCCGCTTTGTCAATCACGGCCACGTCGCTGAGTGTTCCGATCCGGGTCGAGGGCATTCGGTTCGACGGATCGACCAGGACTGCCAATGGCATTTATGTCGGCAATGGAAACATCAGCAGCGGTGTGTACATCGAGAACTGCGACTTCTATCAATGCAAATTGGGTGTGCATACGGCGGCCGCAATCGATACGACGGCAATAGGGTGCCGATTCTGGCAGTGTTATCACGATGTCTACGTCGAAAGCAACGCCAGCAGTCACGGTGGCTGCTGGCTGGTCCAGGATTGCAGGTCGTACCAGAACCAGGCGGCGGCTATTGTTCTGGACGGCGACACGGGGTCTTTGGGGCCGGGGCAGGTGATTGTGCGGGACAGCATTATCGAGTCCGGGCTTGGGTTCGCCTTGTTTGCGGACTCGACCTGGCTGAACCGCGTGGTCGTGTTTGACAATGTGTGGCTGGAGGCCAACGGTTCCGCCGCGTCCGTGACCATCGACGGGGATGATTACAGCGATCCGGACAACTTCTACTTGAACAGCGCCAACGTATTGTTTCGCAATATGGAGATGCGGGGCGGCCTACTGAACGCCAACGCGGTCCTGCATACGGAAAATGTTGGACTGTACTCGTCGGTTTGGACTGTGTCCAAGACCACCGCCGCCAGTTGTGTCGTGGAACATCATCGCCCGCAGATTACGTCCTCCTCATACACGCCGGTCCCGGATCTGTGCTATCGGGCCAGGATGATACCTGCCGCCGAGAACAAAGCCTGCTGGCGCGGCCCCGTCAACAGTAAGGCGAACTGGACGCTGACGAACCTACTGGCCAACGGGTCCTGTGCCGTGGAGTTCAGTCGGATCAGCGACAACAGCAATACAGTCTCTTTCGTGACTACCGACACCCCGATGGGCTGGTCGAAGTGTATGAAGATCAACTTCGCTGGAACTGCCCAGACCCAGGCCAATGGTGTCGATGCGTGGTCTGATGTTGCGACGACCGACGGCAAGTTCTACCTGTTTAGCGTGGATGTCAAGTCGGCAGCAGACATGAACGTCTCTGTGATGTTCGTCGGCACGGGTTACGCCACATACATCGCGAACATGCCGACATCTACGGACTGGCGCAGGTACTACTGTCTTTTGGAGGGCAAGTACACGGCCGCGATCACTGGCATGAAGATCTTCAACAGCGGTTCTGTGGATGACGATGCGTACTTTTCTGCCGCCCAACTGGTGGAGTTCGACAATGTGCAGGACGCCTACGCCTTGATCGACTCCGAAGCTGTTGTGGTCGGCAGCGAGATTGGCCCGCCGGAGATGTACGACCTGTCTCGGGTCTATTCGATCTCAGCCGACGTGACCGACGTCAACGACCACGGCACGACGATCTTCAATTCGGCCTCGGCTGGTATCACCGGGGCTCTGGCTGCCGGAACCTATACCGGCCAGCGGGTGAAGTTCGTCTGCAAGGTGGCCGGGAACAACATCGACATTACGGTCGCCAATCACGTCACCAGCGACCCCGAAGTGATTCGCCTGGACACCGCGAACGAATGGGTAGAGCTGGTCTGGGACGGGACCGACTGGGTCGAAGTCAGCGGCAACGGGCAGACGTATCCGTAAACCAATTCACCACAGAGACACAGAGGACACAGAGAACCACCAGGAAAGGCGAGACATGGACCACCAGGAACGCTGGAACGAAGTCTGCAAACCTCGGCTGGACGAGATCGAGAACAAATTGGACATGATCCTGGCCCAGATGCAGGGCAACGGGGCCCCCGGCTACGGGGACCGCATACGGGACCTGGAGCGGTCGCGGGCGACGGCGGGTAAATGGCTCTGGGCCCTGGTCCTGGCGGCGATCGCCCAGGTGGCGATCTGGCTGCGGGGGCTGTTCGCCGGCGGGTGAAACCATCGCGAGGATCCATAATGGGGGGCCTACCGGGTGGCGGAAGGCGGCAACGATCCGGTATTTCCGGAAAGTTCAGGCCGCGATGGAGCGGCAGGGGTGACCGCGGAGGACGCAGAGGAGGCCTCCCAGCCCAAAGGGCAGCGCCCAGGCGATGCGGCGAACAATAGTAAGTGTCATGGTCGAGGCTCCTCCACGGGCAAGGACCTCTGTAGTTCCTCCAGGCGATTCCGGAAGGGGTTTGGTTTGGACGGCTGGGGAGGCGCTTGCAGGGCACTGACGATGCGTCGCGGCTTTGTTGGCGTGCCAAGATCGGTAATTCGGTTGGGCTCTCTCAGCCACATGTGGCCGTTTGCTGTATCGAAAATGAGGATCGTATCGAACGGGGGTTGCGATTGAAAAGCGTAGCGGAGCTCAGTTTCAGAAAAACGGGCCAGCCAGTCGTCGGTGTTTGGATCTACGGTGCGGTCTTTGGAGTGGCGGGTTTCACGGCACTGCCAGCCCCCGGCGAAGCCGATCGCGATGAGCATGCCGATCCAAAGAAAGATCGAAAACGGATTTGATCCCTGGCTCACGGTCTACTCCTTTCCCCGCCGGTATCCACCAAGGCGGTAAACGCGATTCAACTGGTCTTACGCTTCCGCTCCTTCGGCTCTGTTGTGCTTTCTTCCTCGATGGGAAGCAAGACGATCAGCTCTCGCGGCAGCGACTCGCGGGCCTGTGGCGACATCTTACGAAGAACCGCCCTGGCTGCTTCCAGCCTCGATGTAACTTCGTTTTTGGCGGAAGCGGCAATGTCGATGCCTTCCTTGTGAAGGGCGTCACGGAGTTCCTCTTCTGTGCCACTGAGGGCCTTCATCTGGACGTCGCGGGACATCAGGAGAAACAGCCGCATGAACCCGATGAAAATCTGTGGGTTCTGGAGCTTGGGCCGGCCCTGGGCCCACTTTTCCCACTGGTCCCAGAGGGGCATTGGGATCTTTGCTTCAAATTTTTTTTCGGTCTGCACGTCGCTCATAAACATACGAATCCCCTTTACTTAAGCCAAAAGCAAGTCCGATTCATTCGGTCATGTGCCGACAATTCCCGAAAAAGGCTGTTGACTTCCGAAGTCACCCGCCGATAGAATCACCATCGCTTAGTTGAGGGTGTCACGAGGACGGGGAATGGTTGGTGAGTGCGGCTGGCGGCCGGGTGGAAGCCTGGCAGCGAACACGGGGCCGGCGGCTGCAAGCGTTTCAAACGGGAAAGTCACCCCTCCGATGGGTGTGATTGACCCGATCAGGATAGCAGGTTGGCAGGCAAAGTCAAGAACTTTCGACAGGGTGGCCATGTTGACGGTATTGGCATTTTCACATTCTCATCATTCCACAGTGGGGCCGGTGCATCCTGCTAGCGGGCCTTCCCGTCGCGCCGCCCACTGTCTTGTCGCGAACGGCCCTCGACCGGGCCATTTCTTTGCCAAGGGCGGCGGTGCTGGGCACTCCTACGCCGCCCTTTTTCCTCGCCAGATTGCCCCCGGCTCACCCGGTGCGGGACTGACCCTCTCGCCGGTCCGGGGGCTTTCTTTGAGATCTCGACCGCTGAGGACCGCAGGCCGGTGCCCTCTTTCCGACGAGGGTCCGGCGGCGGTCCGGCGCAGTCTCCCAGGCCCCAGGGGCATCTCCCTTTCCTCTCCCTCCACTCTGGGGCCTGTTTTGATTGCCGGAGTACCGACGGCGGCGGGCCGGGGGCGTGTTGCTTGCTGCGGCCCGGCCTGCCCCGCGGCTTTTCAGGGGGGTTCACCACAGAGGCACGAAGGGCACAGAGTGGGGCAAAAAAAACTCCTGGATCTTTTCTGTAAGGCTGGCGGGGCCGCAATGGGCTACCACCGGGCGGGGTTCGAGGTTGTGGGCGTGGACATCAAGCCCCAGCCGAGGTACCCATTCGAGTTCCACCAGGCGGACGCATTGGAGTATCTGAAAGAGCATGGGCATGAGTTCAACGCGATTCATGCGAGTCCGCCCTGCCAGGCATATTCTACAGCGACACGCGACAAGAGCAAGCATCCCGACCTGTACGACGCCGTGCGGCAAGGACTTGTCGTGTCCGGGCTGCCCTACGTTATTGAGAACGTCATCGGGGCCCCATACAGCAGCGGCATTATTCTGTGTGGGTCGATGTTCGGCCTCTTCGCTGATGGCGAATGGGTCAGAAGGCATCGGAACTTCGAGACGTCGTGGCTAATGTTTCAACCCGAATGCCATCACCCGCAAGGCCGCCCGATACTTATCACGAGCAAGTCGTTCGTGAGGGTTTTGCAGAACTATGGCAAGTATAGTCGCCAAGGGCCGTTCGATCTCGCCTCCCGGCTGATGGGCATTGACTGGATGACCCGGCGGGAACTGGCCCAGGCCACCCCTCCGGCTTATACGGAATTCATAGGAAAACAGCTATTGCGGGTGTTGCACTGCGGAGATGGAGAATGAATGAGCAGAAGCTTCCCAAACGGCTGAGGCTGGCGTTGGACTTTGCGGAGGATTTCGCGTTCGCCGAGTGTGTGGAGACCGGGGAGCGGGCGGTGATCCTGTACCGCGACGCCTCCGGCCGGCACCACCGGCGGCTGATCGGGCCCAAGGGGGTCAGTGAGATCCCCGAGAGTTTCGACGATGCGACGGTCCTGGCCCGGCTGGCGGCGACGCGGCATGCGAGCCCGGCGGATCAGTTGGCGATGGACGCCGCGATTGCCCAGGCCCAGGCCGACGGGGATCAGATTGTGGTGATCCACCAGGGCGAACCGTTGGATCAGTGAAGCGTGTTTCCGCCGGCGCCTGGGGGCGTAGGCGGTGTGTGTGGGCCCGGCGGCCGGGAACCTCGGAACGGCCGCCGGGGGCTCTCTGACATACGAATAGGGGCGTGGGCAAAAAAGCTTGTGTGTTGGCATGGGGTCTCCTCTGAGGTAAGCTGTGGGCGGGTCCGGGTAGCGCCCGGACCGGCCTGCGGCTGTGCCGTTCCTAACTGAAAGGAGGAACCCTATGGAATACGCACAGAGCACATTGACCGTATTGACCTTATTGTCGAAGTTTGACGAAGCTCATCCCGAGCAGGACGCGGCAACCCGCGCGATGCGGCATCTGGTGTTCAACCAGTTTGTCGCGGTGTGCGGGGATGTGTCACTGGATCACTTTGCGATGGCATATGCAGAGCAGTATCGATCGGCCCTGCTCGGCGGCTGGCGGCCACGGACGGCCGAAGAACTCTCACGGATGAACTGCCGGCTGTCGGGCAGGGCCCGGGCGGGCCTGATGAAGGGCTTTGGCCCGGTGACGGCGGCCTCGTACCTCAAGATGATCCGCCCTCCGTTCCGATGGTGGACGATCCACCAGAGGACGAACGTGGATGTCTGGGGCCAGTTGCCGGCGATCAAGCGGGTCCGAAGGCCCGTCAAGGTCTACAGCGACGATCGGCTGGCCCGGCTGATGGCCGAGGCCCGACGCGTACAGGATGGCGGCCTGACCGAAGCCAGAGTGCTGGTCATGGCGACGGCCGGCCTGCGTAGGGCAGAATGCCAGCAGCTGATCGAGTCGGACATCGACTGGGACCGGGGCACCATCACCGTGCAGCCGCACGATGAGACGGACACGACCTGGCGATGGGCGCCGAAGGACCGGGACTGGCGGACGGTTCCGCTGGTGGACCAGGCGAAAAGCGTCCTCTTGGCGCGTCGGCATGTCCTGCCGGCGGGCCAACCGTATTTATTGCTCAGCGCCGACCGGTATGCGTACCTGATGTACGTGCGGTCGCAGGGGCAGATGACGGACCGGCAGCGGAAGCTGCCGGATGAGAACCACCGGCCGTTCCGGCGTCTGAGGACGCGGGCGGGCACGGCGGGTCTCAGTCAGAAGCATCTGCGATCGACGGCGGCGACGAACTGGCTGCGGGATGGGATCGATCTGCGGAGCGTGCAGGCCCTGATGGGCCATTCCGAGATCGCGACGACGGAGAAGTATCTGACCCCCGATGGCGGCGCAGTAGAAAAGGCGAGGACGCTCGGAGCGGCTCGCCTTGTCAGACTGGCGGGCAGGACCCCGCCGGCCTGA